CCCTCACGCTGGAGGAAGTTCATGCGCTTCTTAAAAAAGACCTTGTTCGTTTTGAGTCTTGGGTATGCAGACTATGTCCTGTTAATCTTACTCAGCCTCGCTTTGATGCACTTGTCTCCTTTGCGTTTAATCTAGGGGCTGGTGGACTACAGCGTTCCAGCATCCGCATGAAGCACAACAGGGGTGAGTTTGAAGGTGCTGCGGACGGTTTCTTGCTGTATACCAAGGCAGGGGGTAAAGTGTTTCAGGGGCTTGTTACCCGTCGAAAAGACGAACGCGCCGTATATTTAGGGGCATAAGATGCCGTTACAGAAACTACAGTTAAAGCCCGGAGTTAATCGGGAATCCACCACTTATGCCAATGAGGGCGGGTGGTTTGAGTCTGACAAGGTTAGATTCCGTTCGGGTTATCCTGAGAAGCTTGGTGGCTGGACTAACCTTGCCGCTCTTAATAACGGCTCTGCATATACCTACTATGGTGTAAACAGGGGCATGGTTAACTGGGTTACGTTGTCTTACGCCAATGTAAACGGTGTTGGCACTAATCAAAAATACTACGTTGAATATGGCGGCAGGTATTACGACATCACACCTTTAACATCAGCCTCTCCGGTAACACTTGGAGCAAACCCGTTTGCAACAACCTCCGGTTCTTATTTAGTCACAGTAACAGCGGCAGGGCATGTAACGTCTCCCGGCACTTGGGTTACTTTTTCTGGTGCTACGGCAGTAGGCGGATTGACCCTGAACAATGAATATGAGGTTATCTCTGCGTTAGATGGTAATACTTACACCATCATAAATTCCACAGCCGCTACTTCTACGGCTACTGGCGGCGGTTCGGCTGTCGTTGCCAACTACCAAATTAATGCAGGTAATGCGACGTTTTCTGTTAGCAACGGTTTTGGAACAGGCCCGTGGAATGGTGTTGTTTACGGCGCGGCTAGTTCAACATTGTCATCCACTATTACTGCTACTGCCACATCTATTACCGTAGCTTCAGCTTCTGGGTTTCCTTCCCCTGCTGGAACAATTGTAATTGAAGCTGAAATAATTACCTACACCGGAATTTCTACCAATACATTTACCGGTTGCACTAGAAGCCTAATTAATCCAACCATTCATTCTTCCGGCGTAACGGTTAGGCAGTACTCAAGCCAAACTTCTGGCACTTCAGCTTATGGTTGGGGTGACGCCTCTGCTTCAGCTAACGGTATAGGCACACAACTACGTCTTTGGTCTGCGGATAACTTTGGACAAGACCTGATCTTTGCTCCTCGTGGTGGTGCTATCTACTACTGGGCTGCGGATACAACTACATCTCCTACGCCAAGGGGTATTACATTGCAAAAAGCAGCGCAGAATGCTTCTTATGCAAACTACGCTTATATACCAAACACCACGCTGGACGTTATATCTTCCGATGTGCAACGGTTTGCCATTGCTTTTGGGGCTAATCCCTATACGCCCGGAAACTCAAATACTACGTTTGACCCGATGCTTGTGCGGTGGTCTGATCAAGAAGACCCGTATGAATGGGTTCCAGCGGTTACTAATCAGGCCGGTGAATACCGGTTGCAGGGTGGCTCTACAATTGTTGCTGCTAGGACTTCTAAACAAGAAATTTTAATTTGGACTGATTCTTCGTTGTTTAGTATGCAGTATCTGGGGCCACCCTATGTCTGGGGCTTCAACCAGTTGATGGGTAACACTTCCATCATTTCACCCAATGCTATTGTTTCTGTAAACAACCAGACGTTTTGGATGGGTACGGATAAGTTCTATGTGTATACGGGCCGTGTAGACACGCTTTCATCTACTTTGTGGCAATATGTCTTTAATGATATAAATCAAGATCAGGCTTACCAGATTGTAGCCGGAACCAATGAACGCTATGGCGAAGTCTGGTGGATGTATCCTTCTCTTGGTAGCCCAGTAAACGACCGTTACGTAATTTATAACCACTTAGAACAGATTTGGTATTACGGCAATATCAACCGCACAGCATGGTTGGATTCCCCGTTGCGTCCGTATCCAATGGGTGCCTTCAGTGTTCAAAATACTTATCTTGCTCAAGCAATCACGGCTACCCAAACCAGCCTTACGTTAATAAACGGCTACTCTTATCCGGGTTCTGGGACTTTAAAAATTGATAGCGAATACATAACCTACACAGGTCATACCAAAGCAGACGGTAATACCATACCAAACTGTGTGCGCGGTGCAAATAATCCGGTTACCAATATTGCATCAACCGCCGCAACGCACGTTCAGTATTCTGCTGTGACTTACAACACGCCAAACCAAGTCATGTATCACGAAAACGGAACGGATGACGGTTCACTGACGGTGCTTCAACCCATTGAAGCCTATATACAGTCCTCAGACTTTGATATTGGTGATGGGCATAACTTTGGATTTGTAAACCGGATGCTGCCTGACGTTACGTTTGACGGGTCTACAGTATCCGCACCGCAACTGACTATATCGGTCAGGCCGCGTCAAAACTCTGGAACCAATTACGGGGTTGGCAATTCACCTACAGTGGTCAGCGGTAATAACTACTCAAACCCGCTTGTCCATAACTACTTAGTCCAGCTTTTCACTGGACAGGTTTACACGCGGATACGTGGGCGTCAGATGGCGTTTAAGATTCTCTCAACCGATCTTGGTGTGGCTTGGCAACTGGGTGCAACCAGAATTGATGTCAGACCCGATGGTCGCAGATGAGCATCCCACCCAACACTCTGCTGCCACCAAAAGCTCCCAACTTACCCGTTGGGCCGCTACAGTATGAGCAACGCTATCAAGATCAGCTATTGAACGATCTTCGGCGGTATTTCAACACGCTGGATAACACTTTGGGGTTGTTGTTAGGCACAGGTGGTGGTGGCGGAAAATACGTTAGGTTCCCTTATGGAGCCTTTCAATCCGGCGTTGATCAAACTGCCACGGTAAATACCGCAACCGCAATGACGTTTAACGTCACAGACTATTCCAACGATGTGTCTGTGGTGAGTAACTCTAAGATAACTGTGATTAACAGCGGTATCTATAACCTGCAATGGTCTGGTCAGTTTGAGAACGCAGACACTCAGCTACATGACGCAAGTGTCTGGATACGTGTAAACGGCACGGATGTGGTTGGTTCTAACGGCCTCATTTCGGTGCCTAATAAACACGGCGGGGTCAACGGGCATACCATTGCGGCTTGGAACTACTTTGTCCAGCTTGACGCGGGAGACTACGTAGAATTGTGGTGGTCTACGGATGACGCCCAAGTTTCCCTGCAATACTATGCTGCTGGAACCGGCCCCACCCGTCCAACCACGGCTTCTGTAATTGCTACGCTGTCCTTTGTGTCAGCACTACCCGCATGATAATATTAACAAAACCCACCCTTTTGAGGCACCTATGAACGATACTGCTAGAGGTCTTGCTTCCTTCGGTCGCGGCGGCGATACCGAGCTTATCCATATGACCAAGGGGGAGATACGAGGCTTGCAGCAGTTAGCTCTTGCCCACGGTGGTTCCCTTACCATCAACCCCCACACCGGCCTCCCCGAAGCTGGGTTCTTGAAGTCTTTGTTACCTATGGTTATTGGTGGTGCGCTTACAGCTTTTTCTGGTGGTGCGCTATCTCCTTTGGCCGCAGCTATGATTACAGGAGCAGGATACGGGGCCGTTACAGGGGATTTAAAAAAAGGACTGATGGCGGGAGTGGGTGCTTTTGGCGGTGCGGGTATGGGTGCTGGCTTAGCTGAAATGGGTGCAGAGGCTACGGCTAATGCTACACAAACAGAAGCACTTAAAAACGCGGGTATAACCCAAATAGGCGAAGCTGGTGCGGGGCAAAGTCCGTTTGCAAATAAAATTGTTGATAATGCTATGTCTAGCGATGTTTTATCCAATGATATAGCAAGTGGTACGTATACAAATTTACCCAGCCAATCACAAATTATGGCACAACAAAATGCCGAAATAGCGAGAATAGCTGGGGCTAATCCAACTCAAAAAGTAGCCGATATGTCTGCTAGCGAGTACGCAACTAATGCAGGTAAAGGTTTAAACCAAGTAAACCCGTTTAGTGCTAACTTTTCAGCCCCCACTGCAAGTAAGTTTGTAGGAGCAAATACAAGTAACATAGGCGCTGCTGTAACCCCCACCATCATGGACACAATGTACCCCGAAAGAAAAGGCGTTGGGATGGGTGCATATCAGCCTGACCAGTATGACCAGCGGTTGGCGAAGTACCATTTAGCAGAGAACTATCAACCCTACGTACCGGCTCAGCCCGATCCGTACTACCGCGCTCAGTATGCTAAAGGCGGTGGGGTTTCCAAGTACGAAGGCCGTGACCCGGAAAGCGTAAGTATACCCCGAACAGGTATTATAAAAGACACCGATCCAGATACCGCGCCGTTGGATGCGTATGCAGCTACGCTTGCTAGACTTAAAAAAATAGCTAGCCGGGCAGACCTTAATTATGCTGCTCCTACTATAGCTTCCACACCAGCTTCTCCCGCTCTTAAAGGGTTAGGGGATATCGGTAAACCTACGTCAATGATGGCTGCGGGTGGTGCGCTGGGTGGGTACTCTGACGGTGGGCATTTACTTAAGGGGCCGGGGGATGGTATGAGTGATAATATACCGGCTACGATCAATCGAAAGCAACCTGCGCGATTAGCCGACGGGGAGTTTGTGGTACCCGCTGATGTTGTTTCGCACCTTGGTAATGGATCGACCGATGCTGGAGCCAAGAAATTGTATGCCATGCTAAATAAAGTTCGTACCGCTAGAACAGGTAGAAAAGCACAGGGTCGTCAAATCAACCCTAACAAATTCATGCCTGCATGAGTACTCTAACATATGAAGACACCGACCCTTTTCGTTTTGTGGAGGAGATGAAGTTACTGTTTCCAATACATTATGAAGAGCTATGTGTCGTCAAAGACTTTGAGCTTAATCCCGACTACGCTGCGTACAAACGGATGTGCGATGCTGGTATGTTGCGATGTATTACATGCAGATGCGATGGTGAACTTATTGGTTACATAATATTTATCATCCAACCGCATTTGCACTACATGTCTTGTAAAACCGCTTTTGAAGACATTTACTTCATCAGGAAAGAATACCGTAGGGGTCGTGTTGGTATCAAGCTATTTCAATACGCAGAAAACGTCCTTAAGGGTATTGGTGTAGACAGAATAGTTATGCACACAAAGGTTCACTTGGATAACTCTAGGTTGTTTGAATACTTGGGTTACAAGATGACGGACAAAATATTTACGAAGCTACTCAAAGAAGAGTAAGACCGGAGAACACCATGCGCTATTACCATGACACGATGCTGCCCGAACGGGCTTTCCAATCTTTTGGCGGCAAGATGACGTTTGAAGGTGGTGATAGCGGGGGCGGATCGGCTGCACCTACCTCCTCTACTCAATACAACACTAACATTCCTGAGTACGCAAAACCGTACGTTACAAACATGCTGGAGGCAACCCAGCAGCAGTTGTTCAATGTAGATGCTGACAAAGGCATAACGGGTTTTAAACCGTACCAGCCTTACAGCAACAACGTGAACGACTACTTTGCTGGCTTCTCTCCTATGCAGAAACAGGCACAGCAAGCTACGGCTAATATGCAAGTGCCGGGTCAGTTTGGGCAGGCTTCTGGTTTGGCGGGGATGTCGGGTCTTGGCAGTATGGCAGCAGGTCAACAGTACGGGCAACAAGCTACTGATCCTAATGCTGTGGGTCGATACATGAACCCGTATTTGCAAAATACTTTGCAACCCGCCATGCAGTTGCTTAATCAGCAGTATGGTATTGCCGGTCAACAACAGCAGGGTGCTGCTACTAAGGGTGGTGCGTTTGGTGGTAACCGTGCAACACTAGCTGACAGTCTCAACCAACAGAACCAGATGTTGGCGCAAAACCAACTTGTCGGCGGTGCATATAACCAAGCCTACAACACTGCCAATCAAAATATGCAGGCCGCTGCCTCACAAGGGTTGCAAGGATATAATCAGGCTAATACTGCGGCGGGTACACTGGCTAATATTGGGGGCCAAGACCTAGCTGCACAGCAGAGTATTGCTAATGCACAAAATGCTATGGGTGCGCAGCAACAAGGGCTAGAACAGAACAAAATCAACCAAGCCATCCAGAACTACGCTACCCAGCAACAGTATCCGATGATGCAGTTGGGTATGATGTCTAACATGCTGCGTGGTTTGCCGATGCAGTCCACCACTACTCAGAGCTATCAAGCTACGCCTAGTACTGCTCAACAGTTAATCGGTGCTACCGGTGCGTTAGGTTCTACCTACCAAGCTTTTAACCCTACACCTAAGAAAGAAGGTGGGGTGATCAAAGGATTAGCTCACGGTGGCTCAGTTAATAGCTATGCCGTGGGTGGAGAGATTAAAGATCAGTTAAGTAGGATGCCAACTGATCAGCTTGAAAAAATTATGCAAACTTCAACTAGCAATGAAATTCGTTCGCTGGCGGCACAACTTGTTGCTGAACGTAGAATGGCTGAACAGATGACTACGGCTCCCGAAAGAACAACCACCAATGTGGGACAGGGGTTGATGGCTGCTAACACTGGCAATACGTTTGATAATATGGCTGGCGGCGGCATTATTGCTTTTGATAAGGGTGGATATACAGATGACGAATTAGCGGCTAACCGTGCGGCAACTAACGACGCACGCCCGTTAACCCCAGAAGAATTGGATGCACGTTTGGCGGCACCCGTAGCACCGGGACTTCCCGTTACACCTGTACAGAAACCTGCACAGATCGGTGGTTTGGATTTTGAATCAAACCTGCGTGGCATAGAACAAGACCGTGTTTCTCGTGGTATCGGCGCACCTCGCCAAGCCGAAAAAGAAATGGTTGATAAACGCCTTGCGGGGTTGCCTGCGCAAGAATATACACAGAATAAACTTGCGCAAGCGCAATTCTTTGTTGGTTTGGCTAACAATCCGGGTGGCATATTGCGTGGTGGCTTGAAATCAGCGGAAGAAAATTTGCCTAAGCTGGCTCAACTCCGCTCTGACCAAGCTAAAATCCGTGAAAATTACGCCACCATTCAAGCCAGCATTGCTGAAGCTGACCGTCTTGATAAACTGGGTATGTTCGACAAAGCTGAAGCTATCCGTGAGAACGCGGTTAAGTTGCAAGGTGAGAATGCTCGTAACGCTGCTACGATTGCGGGTAGCGAGGCAAATAGTAGAAGACAAGCCGAGGCTAGTATTAGGGGGCAGGAAATAAATGCCGCAGGTAACCTTGCGGTTGAAAGACTGCGCGGTGGTCGTCCCGATGCTACAAAGCAAGAACAGGCTATGCTAAGCCAGTACGCTAAAGTTATAAAAACAGAACATCCCGAGTGGTCACCTGAACGGATACAAGTAGAAGCATACCAGCGGATGCAAAAAGATAGCAGGTTTGCTGGGGGTAAATCCGAGGCAGGTACCAACGCTGTTATGATGCGTTTAAGACAGACCGCAGAAGCAAAAGACCCTGAGATAAAAAGACTAATAAGAGAAAATGCAACTTTAGGCACTGCAAATGATGAAAGAACAACAAGAGCTAAAAACGACGCTGCAATAGCGCGAATAAGAAAAGAAATAGTGGACAGATATCCACTTATTAACGAAGACAGTGCTAGTACGGATGCTTCAAGTAGTGATCCGCTTGGCTTGCGAAGATAAATTTTAAAGAAAGTATGCGATGGCTTCATTATCGGATTTTCGGTCGCAATACCCTCAGTACGACGACATATCAGATAGCGTATTAGCGGATACTTTATACGGCAAATTCTATTCCAATATACCCCGCGAAGAATTTAACAAACAAATTGGATTAGCATCCGTTCAAGCAGCGGCTACGGCTACTCCTGCCCAAGAAACACTTGCGGCTACTTCTGCACCCACTATTTCTGCACCCACTACTCCCGCAAGAACTGGGTTGATTAGTAGGCAGTTGGAACAGATGCGGGGTGAGCCGAGTAGAGAACTGGACTATTTAGGTTCCGCAACGCAACGGGGGTTGTTGGGTGTTGAATCGTCCGCACTTGGGCAAAGAATGTCAGGTGTAGCTAATCGTTTACAAGCATATGGTGAACGCTATACGCCAGAGCAAATAGCAGCTAATCCCAAGCTCCAAGAAAAAATAGCGCGGGATGAAGAATTATATGCAAGTCTTGCCTCCGAAGTAAAAAACATATCCCAAAAAAGTTTGGACATACTTAAAGGGCCAAATACGCGCCCCTCTAGTCAATTGATGTTTGGTGTGGGCCAAGAAAATCGTGATTGGGCGCAAACGGCAGCAGATTTTGGTAAAGCTATAGCTAAAGACCCCGGTGCTATTGTTGATTTGGGGCTTAGTTCAGCTATACCTTCATTGGGTATGGCTGCTACATCTACGCTTACTTTTATGGCTACAAAAAACCCCTATCTGGCTGCTGCCGCTGGTGGTGGTGCCTCGGCTAGCGTTGAGTTTGGTAATGAATATGCTGAAAACCGTGCTGCCGGTATGGATCACAAAGAAGCATGGGCTGCTGCGGCCAAAAAAGCGGGTGTTGTAGGTGCTTTGGATGCCGTATCCATGCGTACTGCTGGTAAAACACTGGATGCTGTTTGGAATATTGTAAAAAGCGGTAAAAATGTAAGCAAGGAAATAGTAAAACGTGTAGGCAAAGAAACCGGTGTGCAAGCGGGGTTGGGTGCCTCTGGTGAAGCTCTGGGTTCCATAGCAGCGGGTAAGCCTGTTGATCCTACTTCTGTATTTGCAGAAGCTGTTGGGGAAGCCGTAACCTCACCTATAGAAGCTGCGTCTATGAAGGCGCAGACAGAACAAACTCCTAGTCAGCTTGTTGGTCGCGCTTTGCAGGAAGATGTTAACGCTCGCAACTTTACCTCGCGTGGCGCAGAGCAAGAAGCTGTTGCTCGTCTTAGCCCTGAACAAGCACAACTTCAAAGAAGGGGAGAAGCGCCAGAAGGGATTGATACTCAGCGTCCTTTTGTGGCCCCCCTTGCCGCACAGCCACCAGAAGAAAAGCAAGCTGCTGTTAATACTGTTACGCCAGAACAACGTGCTAACCTGATTGCTATAGCACAAAGCGATAACGGTTTACCGTTGGATGTTGCTACTGCTTTAGTAGATGAACAGATTGCCGCCGAAACAGCCGCAAGGCAACCCGCTGCACTTAAAACCGCCGCTACCACTGGAGTTGCTACTCAAATACCCGCTGGCGTTGATCCACAACGGCTAGAAGAAATAGAAATTGAATACGTTAACGCTGGGTTTTCCATCAAAGAAGCCAAAGCTAAAGCACTTGAACAAGCAATACAAGAAGTTAAAATTGTTTCTCCTACCAAAACTTTGGGGGCGGACGTAGAAGTTGTTGCCAAACTCAAGCAGATGGTTGAAGACCCCTCAGTAGATAGAAGTACTATTGGTGCCTTACGTGAAGCGTATCAAAAAGAAACCGGTAAAATTGCGCCGCCGGAAGTAGTTCAATCTGTGTGGTATGAAAAGAGAAAACAAGAGCAGGAGAAAGCAAATGCAAACATATCAACAGTGCCTGCCAGTACAGGAACTGGAGCTACCGATGTTGGAGCAGGCGCTACAACGGATATACAGCAACAACTCGGACAATCTACCGGACAAGTTGCAGGCGCTCAGCCCGATGGAATGGCAGTTGCTGGGGCATCTGCTGCACAACCTGCTGCGGGAAAAGTCGGAGAGCCAAGTGCATTAGATAAAGAATGGGAAGAAGCAAATTCCGCACATAGCAAAGCATTGGCTATTGTTATTCGCGCTAGAGAAGCGTTTGAAAAAGCGGATAACTCCCTTGCAAGTGATGACCCTAAATTAGAAAGATCGCGTAAAAATCTGCAATTAGCCGAGGAAAAAGAATCCGATGCGCTAGCTGCTTTTGCAGCAGTTGTAGAGAAACAAAACAAAGTTAAAACCGCTGCGGCTACTACCGAAGTGACGTCAAAGCCTACGGTACCTACTGACTTTGCGGTTAAGGAAATACCCCCTGCGGAATCCACCACTGGCAAACGCGCTTGGAATGTAACCGGCCCTGCTGGAGAGGTACTTGGCACCTTTGATAAAAAAGGTGATGCAACTGCTCGCGCTACGCAAGCTAGAAAAGAAGCTAGGGAAGCTGCTGGTAAAAAGCAAGCTGGTCGTCCTGCTGTTTTAACGCCAGAGCAACGTGTTGAAAAAGAACAGTTACGTAGGGAAAATCAAGCTACAAACATAACAGCAACTCGTACAGCGCAAAAACTGCTTGACAACATAAGCTCCAATGCTCTCCCTGACCCCAATAAACTTGACGAATATAACGCACAGCGTGTAGCTACTATAGCTTTGGCTTTGGACATTGCTACTAACCCTGCGCACCGTATGAATACTGCTGGGGAAATAGCCAAGCAAGTGCTACAGCATCCTAGCATTAACAATCGGGAACGCACCCTTGCCGTTATCGCTTCTAACGGGCTACGCGAAACTCGTGGTGAAACGCCGTTAGATCAAACTAAACTTGAACAGTTATTTTTAGCCAAACGACTTACAGCTAGGGCAGAACCCAACGCCTCCGCACAGCCGGAAACAGAAACGGTTAAAGCAAACCCCGGTGCAAATATGCAACGGCTAGCTAAGATGTTGGGCGCTAAACTCTACGGTAAACCCGACAATATTGCCGCTGTTTCCATAAAAGAGCTAGTCCAAAACGCCTTTGATGCTATTAAAGAGTCTATAGAAAAAACCGGGCTTGTAAAAGGTACTATTAATATAAAGATAGACCCTGTAGCTCGTACTATTACCATCATAGACAACGGCGCGGGTATGCCCGGTAGTGTTATGGGCAATGAATTTTTGCAAATTGCTGGCACTGTTAAAAATACAGATCGCCCTTCGGGTGGTTTGGGTGTAGCAAAAATGTTGTTTTTGTACGAGAACGATAGACTTGAAGTTGTTTCTTTGCGCAACGGTGTTGTTTCGCGCATGGTTACAACGGGTGATGAGCTAAAAGCAGTTTTGGGTGTCGATCCTAATACGGTAGGTGGCCCCACTGCCCCGAATGTAGACATAAGTAGAAACCCAAAAACCGTAGAAACGTACACAAAAAATTTATTCCCCGATGGGCATGGCACCGCAGTTACGGTACAAATACCCGTTAGCTACGTAGATTCTAGCGACGGTAAAGATGTAAGTATTCCGTTTAATGAACATAGTTTTGCTAATTTGCCCGTGCTAAAGTTTAGTCCGTTGTTTGATAATATTAGTGTGGAAATTACTATCGCTGGGTATGCACCAGTTACAAAACCTATTGGGGCAAATTTTCCCATTCAAGATTACACTACGTTTGCAAATGTACGTTTTAAATGGGGTGTAGCACGTATATACGTATCTAAGGAAATAGACAAAACTATATCTTCTGGCGACAGTAATACTTATGTTTTATCAAATGGGCTATGGCAGTTTTCTACCGCGATAAAAGATCGTGCGGGTTGGGATGGAAAATCGGTAAAACGTAATTTTTACATTGACGTTTCGCCAAGCCCAGATGTAAAACCAGAAGACTCCGGCTACCCGTTTGACTTAAATAGGCAAAGTTTTTCTTCCGCAGTAAAACCGGATTTTGAAAAAATATTTACCTACATAACGGCTTTGTACACCCAAATAGATTTAGCTGCTGGCATAAAAGATTTTGGCGTAATGCAGTATGTGGATTTAAACGGTAACCTAACTGCGCCAAAAAAAGTAGTACCTACTGCCCCTCCTTCGAATAACGCGTTCACCCTTATAAAACCCGGTGATGCAGTAGAAGTGCGCGATGGAGTTTTATACGTTAATAATCGAGCCATACCAGAACTAACAGCGGACGATCTTAAAGACATAGCCCTACGTGTAGACGAATTAAGAATACCGCAAAGCGAAATTGACCCTGATAAAGTAATGGTGCATGACAACACTATGAGTACGGACATTACGCTTTCCGTACCTTCCGGCCAAGACGCAGAAGCTAAAAGTCATGTATTATTAATGAAACTAGAAAAATCAGACCCAATACAATTTAAACTTACTCCTTTCGTTGATATTACGACCGGTAAACCGGCAAAAGGTAGTTATGAGTGGACATGGACTAACCCTAGAAACGGTTTTTCTACTTCGGAAGAAGGTACGCCCACTGAAATCCTACGTCAGATATTTGAAGGCGGTTTTTACGAAAAAGCTGTTGAAGTTCTTAGGTCTTTTTCGCCTCCAACTCCCTCTATATCGGATTTAGCTAGAGCTAAGTTCGGCAAAGACTATGATAAGTATCTTGCCTATATAGGTAATATATTCTACTCACTGCGTAACGCGTTGATAGCTGCTGATCCCACTAAATATGCAGGGTTAAAAACGGAAGCGTTAGGTATCAGCGTAGACAATGAGTACTACGGGGTAAGTATAAAGATACCTTTTGTGGGTATGTTTATAAACCCTGTGACTACCAAACGACATGCTAACTCCGCACAAATAGCGTTGTCCATGATTGGTACTATGGAGCATGAGCTAGGGCATTTCATGCAACGTAACCATAACGCGAACTTCGCTAGCGAAATGCAAGATGTAATAGTACTGCTGGAGACCAGTACTAATTTTAATGTGGCAGAGGCCAAACGAAATTTAACGCGTTTCATCGAGGATAACAAAAATATATTTGATTTTCTAAAAAAGGAATTTGACAGTGGAAATTACAAAAATCGTGGAAATAAGTTCCAAGACGCTAGCAACCAACAAATCGGAGATGGAAGCACTGCTCAGTCAGTGGAAAACCTTGTCGATGCAGGAAGCCAAGGGGAGAACGGAGTACTCGGACGCACTGGAGAACGCCCTGCAACTACTGAACAAGAGCAACAGCGTGCAGGAATTAATACACAAACTCAAAACGCAACGTACTTAATATCGTCACTTACTGCTTCTACAAACGGCACCCATAACCCAATATATAGTACGTTTAAAAACGCTTCCGAAGCGTTGTTGTGGATACGCAAGAATGGAAATAAGTTTGAAAAAAACTTAGCAGATTTAATCTATGTCTATACCCGTTCCCGCAAAATTCGGTTGGAAATAGTCACCGACGTAAATACGCTACCAGACGATATTCGTGCGGAGTTTGAAAGCAACCCTGCCGGTGTGTACTCGGACAACGTCATCTACCTGAACGCTAAGTTAGGTATGAGTAACACCATATTCCTGCATGAAGCCTTGCATGGGGCTACGCTTCAGAAAATGTACGACTATCTATCCAACAAAGAACTTGGAAAAGATGTCAACCCTGAGTACGAACAGGCTTTTGATACCCTGATTGTTACGATGGAACGGGCAAAACGGCGTTATGACCTGTTGAAAGAAGCGGGTATGTTGGATGACCGTATGCTTAGGTTTGAAGACCTTGAGGTATTTACTAACCCGTTTGAGTTTGTCACCTATGGTTTGACCGATTCTGACGTGCAAGAATTCTTGTTGCAAACCCGTGGGGAATCCAGAACCTATCTGGGTAAAGTATTTAACACGTTGATGGATAACTTCGTCAGCGGCATCCGTGCTTTTTTCAAGATGGGTGAACAACATCAATCTGCAATGCAAGATTTAATAATTGCTACACATAAACTAGTAACTACTAGTGTAAACGCTACTGGTATACGGGTTGCTCCCCCCGCTGCGGCTAAGAAAGTAAATCAAACGGGGGTTAAAGTAAGCAAAGCAATAGAAGCTGTCAAAGCTTCCATAAACGCCTACACAGTGTCATCGGGTATATCCGCTGGTGTTAAAAACCGTAGCAATCCCGGTTGGTTTACCCTGCTCAAGAGCAGATATGATGCGTATAGCACGGGAACCCTAAGAGCTATACTGTACTCTGCCCCTACGTCATATATTGTTAATTGGAAAAACGACGACGTGCCGGGGTTAAAGCGTATTGATGACCTGACCCAACGCATGAGTTCTATGCGATCTAGCATGCAAGCTGCGTACGCAAAGAAAGCCAAACAGCTTACAGCGTTTGTAACTAAAAACGGTCAGCAAGTAATTGGTAGCGCCATGCACTTGGCTAGGTTGCATGAGGTAAGTCCTACCAAATATACCAATCGTGCTGATGCTCTTGCAAATGACCCCGATGCAAAAGCCTACGACGCTAAGAGTGTTGATCCACAATATGATCCTGCCAAACAGCGTGCATATAAAGGTAACGCCACTACCCGTAGGCGCAACATCAACGAAGTATTTGATGCTTGGGAAGCCCTAGGTAAGCAAGCTGGTGGGCATGATATGTACAAAATGGTTCGTCAATTCTACATTGACAACTACAATATTATCCGCTCCATACTGAATACCCAAATCCAAGCATTACCTATAGATGCAGCAGCAAAAGAAAAACTACTTAAATCAGTTCGCGTGATGCAGGAACAGGAAAGAATTGACAAAAACGGCAATAAAACAAAAGCATTTCCTGAGGAGTATTTTCCGTTTATGCGCTATGGCGAGAATTGGTTGCGCGTAAAAAGCGGCCCTGCCGGTCGTGCATTCTATACATTTGACGACGCTACTTCCCGCAATAACTTCTTGAATGAAGAAGCTGTTAGGTTAAAAGTAAGTCCAGACAATGGAAACATTTTTCGAGCGGGGTCAGAACTAACCTCTTTGCGTAAAGATTTTGCAAACGGTAGCCTCATGTTGCAACAAATGTTTTCAATCATAGACGACGCTACTACGGCAAAAAGTGTGGCTGGCGCATCACCTGTGCTTAATCCGCTGACGGCAGCGAGTAATATAGATAAGTTTAAAGAGGACTTAAAAGACCAGTTATACCAAGTCTATCTATTGACGTTGCCCGAACGGAGCATACGAAAACAGTTCTTGCACGCCGAGAATGTAACCGGTTTTAGCTCTGACATACTACGTAATTTCAAGACTTCGGCCACCAAGATGGCTAACCAAGCTGCAAAACTCAAGTACGCCACTGATATACAGAACGATATATCGGCAGCGCGGAGTAGCTTGGCTGGTAGGCCACCCCTACAATTTGAAAAACTATCATTGTTTGTAAATGAAATGGCTGCTCGCGCCGCTGAGGAGATTAACCCACCGCCACCCAATACGGCGGTAAGCGTGGCAAACCACATGGCCTTTATGTGGCTCCTTACTTCTGCTGCGTCCGCCGCTGTACAATTTCTTAGTATACCTACGATGGTAATGGGTAGGTTGAATGTGGATTACGGATATATAAACGCGGCGGCTAAGTTTATGAAGTATGCGTTTATATTTAGGTCTGTGGGAGTTACAAAAGAAGAACCCAACGGGGATGTAACTTATACTGCTCCGTCCATAGGCAACTCCAACCTAGTTAAGTCTAGTACGCGTTTGCAAAGGGCTTTTGACGCTGCTGTAGATCGCCAAATAACAACGGAAACCAATATATCTGTACTGACAAATAACAAACGTACCCCAGAAAACACGCCGACAAATAAATTTACCGGCGCAACGCAACAGATATATAGCGTAATCACTGGTATGTTCAGTGGTGCGGAACGCCTCACCCGCGAAATGACGTACATGATGGCGTTTGAACTTGCGTTTGACAAGACCAATGATTTCAACGCTTCTGTAGAGCAAGCAGTAAAAATCGTACAAGACACGTTGTTTCGGTATGACAGCATGGAAAGGCCACGTTTGTTACGCCCTGCTTTGCTTAGGAACATAGGGCAAATGAAAATGTACGCTGGGTTTATGACGCTTTATTTCTTGCGTAATACGTACACTGCTATGAAAGTGACAAACCCCAAAGAGTCTCTACGAGCTATGCACCTTTTGGGTAGCACTTTATTGATGGGTGCGATGTTCCACGGGCTTAAAGGTACGCCTTTTTACAGCAGCATATGTACGCTGATTGATTTGTTCCTTAATTCCGGTGAAGACAGCGAGGAAAAGAGACGCCGTAGAGCAAACAATCCGTTGACTGCCGAAAGCTCCGACCTACGTTTTAGGTATGAATTTTTGCCCAAACATTTTGGGGACGTAAAAATTCCGGGTATTGGTAAAGATGTAAATGGCGGGGACTATAAGTTAAGCACGGTGCTGGAAAGAGGGCCGGTATCGGTTCTTACAGATATGAACGTAGGGTCACGTACCTCTTATGACAACATGTGGTTCCGCAGTGCGCCAGATGGTAAGAACTGGAAAGAAACGGCCTTTAACATAGCCGAAGCAAACCTCGGCCCTAGCGTATCAGCGGGTGGGACTTTCGTAGAAGGTCTTGGGGATTTGGCAAACGGCGATGTGCAACGTGGTCTAGAGAAGATGGTTCCCGCACTTTTCAAAGGTAGCGTTGTAGCATATAGGCTAGATAAAGAAGGTGCGCAAACTCGTAATCACGATGTTATATTGCGGAAAGAAGAAATAACGGCGTTAAACTTGGTTGCTCAAATGTTTGGCTTTACCCCTACTCGGTTAGCTAAAATACAAGATACCAATTTTGCGCTCAAAGAAGTTGTAGCTGACGCTAAAAAAGAAAAATTAAAATTGTTGGATGAACTTAAAGATTTTGAAGAAAATCCCAGCAAAACAATAAAAGATATGCGTGCATTAAATAATAGAATAGATCAGCATAATAAGAAATATGGATATATAGAAGACTTTGTTATAGATGAGGATACCCGTGAACGGTCGTTAAAATCGTACGAAAAACGCAAAGAAAATACTGAGCGCGGGTTGTTTACAACAGAAGAAACTTACCCGTACCTACGTAAACTTCAACGCAGTCAAGGATATTAAAACAAAAGAACCCCCGCACTTGGCGGGGGTAAACCACATAGTAAGGAGCTAGCTTACTGGAAGGGGCAAGCGTTAGGTGGCTTGCGAGGGCAGTTTAGTTTATATCCTCCAGATTCGCAAACCCTTGATGCTGTCTTCGATACTGATCTTCATCAAGACCTCCAGCTTCAACCTTTTTGTAACTACCCTTATTTCTTGTTTTGCTTTGGCGCAATCAATACAGGGTATGAAAAAAGAATACCCTGCCCTAAGCGAACGCCAGTTGATATTATAACTAACCCCCTCTATCCGCACTATCGCCACTCGCAGGTAGTAGGCCGTTCATGTCGATGAAGTCACTATTGGCGCAGTCAAACGTCAGTGCGTAGACCCCCGGCGTACTCATCTTCATACCCTTGGACATACGCTTGACCCCTGCACCTAGGAATATACCCTTGGTTTTTAACTGCTTCAGCACGTCTTTGTAATGCACCTGCGATTCCACACAGTCTTTGCGGAACTCGTTGGCTGATAAGAACAACTTATTCGTATCCGGTTCAAATCTGATAAGCAATGGGCCTCTGGGTTCCATCATCGGAAGTGTAGCCATTCTGGTGCGTTGATCCACATCGTCGTTCACGACAAGCATGTTCTGCATGCAGCGGTTGACGTAGCTACCAATTACCCCCGCCACTTCGCTAACAGGAGGAGTTACGTCTAGTCGGATATCCTTAAGCATGTCATTAACAGCCCACTGATATATAGCCTTCATGTCGTAGTCGATCAGGTTCAGGTTCCGTGCAATAAGGCCACCCGTAATGTTACAGGCAAGGATGGAAGACCAGAATCGCTCTCTATTGGTCAGGCGCATCTCCTTGTCTATCTTGGCCTGCACAGCAAGTAAACCACTGACTGACTCTTCCAAGTTACCAAGCAGATGGTTGCAGTAGATATCCCCAGCCATGCCGTAGTTCTCCATAAGCTGATGGTCGAACATATGCTTAGCTACGCTAGGTTCAATGATGTCAGAAGGTTCGATCTGGTATTCAATCAAGCGCATCAATTCGCCATCAGGACTAGCCTTATGGATACCAAGTTTCTCGTAGAAGCTGGCGTTAGAACTCGCCAGTGAAAGGGTTTGCCACGTTGTGTTGTTTAACCGCATCTCGTTTGATTGTGACTTAGCACGGTTTGGGCCGCGACCTTGAGACATACTGTACGCTAGTGTAGAGAAGTCTTTGGGTTCAGTATTTGTCATCTCGTCCATAGTGAAAGGCAGGTTATTCATCACGCCTAGATGGATCATCCGTGCGGCTAGAGTGTCCTTCCAGATTGCAGCTAACCTAACGGGGTGTCCATATACGCTATTGCACATATACAAGACGGTTGATTTGCCCGTGCCTGATGACTTGTGAATGAGGTTGATGATGGCCCCATTCTGCCCCGTGAACTTCAGTAGGGGTGCGCCAAAGGCTGTCAGAGCAGCAAAGGCGTGGGGTTCCAATCCCGGTTTAGCGTACATATTAAACACTTCTTTCCACTTCTCTAACGTCCCACAGGGAACCATGCTCTCTGCTATCTGCGCAGTAACACTAGAAGGAGGGCTATGAAACGTGCCATCTTTTGTGATCTCTCTGCTACCGATAACAAACTTACTATCCCCCTCCGTCCAACCAAACTGTGTTCTCATAATCTCGGCCTTAATTTTATATTGAAGCTCTTTGACGAATATCATTATGTACGTCGTAAGCTCATTCATCTGATAGGGCAACCCTGCTACACCCTTACGAGCTAGCGCCGTCCTCAGACTCTCTTTCACCGCAACAATCGCTAGTGGTACAGTAAACTCAACTACTTCTTCCTTTGGAAGATGCAACCGTATCAGTGCTAACTCACCTTCTACAGGGTCACGCATGCGTTTAACTACGTAGATGTCATGCTCGTACACACAGATTGGTTCGGCTTCCTCGTCCGACTTAGCTGGCATCTTATACACACCACCATTCTGTCCCCTAAAGTAAGGCGTAGGGTACTTGGGTATGATGTAAGTGCCATCTTTCTCTAGCGTCGTTGATTCTTTCTCCTCCTGCTCTGGGCGTATGACTTCTCTACCTAGAGATAACGGAGTCTTAATGCGACCTTTCCACGGGCAACCTGCGCAACCGCCGGGGTTATGCTTCTCAAACGTAGCGCAGTGATGCGCCCCCTTGGTGTTACTCGCCTTGGTCTCGGTTTCTTCAAAGCTGTAGTTCGTGTACTTCTCAGATATCTTATGGATAGCAGTGCTACGGTCTACGCAAAGATGGGCAACGGACAGTGCATCCCACCATAGCGGTTCGGTGATGGCATCTTGGTTCTGGTATATATGCAGAAGCTGTGCGCAGCCTTCGCCGTTGGCGCTCTTACGCATGATGCGACTGAAACTAAGTGTGGTGTTGCTAAGCAGTGACTTGGCTAGCTCACTTAGCTCTTGGTGGGCAGACGCCGCTATGTTTGTTACTTCTTTAACACCTAACAAGTCCCGAAATGGGACATACTCTACATCTGTGCAGTCACTAATTATTTCTACGGGTAATGGTGGTTCATCTTTGAAGTTTAGTGTGCCGGGAATACGTAACACACGGGCCACTTCAAATACGCTGGCATCCACATAAAGGTTGTGAATAACACAAAGCTCATTAAGTCGGTTAGCTACAGGCTCCCATTCCTCACGGGTTACAGGTTGCGTTAACGGCCAGTAAACATGAATCCCCCTGCCGGAGTTAACCAATAGTGGGCGTGGCAAACCAATCACGGAACAGAACTGTTTCAGTGCATTAAGACCCGCTGTCTGATCTATGTATCCGTCTGGTCTACCTGTCTTGTCGTTTACTTGTGCCTTTGTTGCACCACAGTCTATATCCAACCAAAAACACTTGATGCTCTGGACATTCTCTTTTGTACGGTTTGCATCCGTCTTGTATTTGGCACAACCAAAAAACACATTGCGCTGTTGTTCTACAAACTCCGCTGAAACCTTATCGACTTCCTCACGGGTTGCTACAAGAACCTGCCGTACATTCTTCTTCCCCTTTATGCCTACCACAGCGAACCAGCCATCAGCGGCTTGAACCCTGTCTAATAGATCAACATTCGGCATAAGATTCTCTTTATGAAAGTAAAGGGGGGACTAGCCCCCCTTACCTAGTGGCGCTAACTAAGTTAGCTATGCTTTTTGATGTACAAGGTTACAGCTTCAACTTTGTCTTTTGGATCGTGTGTACCTGCGAACCAGTTATAGACAGTCTGCTTGCTGACACCAAGTATATTTGCCACTTCACTCGCGGGGATGTCCAGTGCAATGCACAACCGCCCAAGCAAGACACCTAACCTACTCTTGCTTGCTTGCTTGTTAAGCCTAACTATTCTTGCACTGTATCCGTAGCTCATGTTTACTCCTCGGCCCAAGCTGATACCACATCAGCCAGATTCTTCTTAGGCGCAGGTACTTCCGGTTCCGACTTCTTGGATACACGCTTAACAGGTTCTGCCGCTACGGGTTCGTCCTCATCTTCAGCGGCAAACTGTGGGCCTTTCGGTGCAGCTTGCTGAACCACTGGTGCGGGTTTAGCCGGTATTGCGGCAGGTAACTTCTTCACACCGTCCATTGCTGCTGCCGTAAGCTGTACGAACCGCTTGGCTTCCACGGATTTCTGTGCGGTTTCAACCAGATCAATCTCATCGTCGGTCAAATGACGCACGGCAGTGAACTTCAGCACATCGCCGGTTTCGTTCTCATCAAAACGCATCTCAGTAACAACACGGTCGATGCTCTCACCGTTGGCGGGGAGGAAGTTCTTGTAGCTCTCAAACGGATGGGTATTGCCCACACCCTTACCAAACAACGACTTTGACGGGATGTTGAACTGATACACCTGACCACTTGGGTCACCATCAAGCATCAATGCAACACGACGCAGGAAGCGACATGCACGGCCCTTACCGTTTGGCCCCGACCCGTCAATGTTCTGGGGGCAGGTTACGCATGAAGCGGACTGTGCATTACTAGCGGTTGATTCTGGTGCTGCACCAAGGTTAGACCAGCAGTCAGGCAATGTCGCCTCACCGTCAGGGTCGTATGCTTTAGCGTAGAACTGACGTGACACCTTTGGCAGCGCGTTGATAACGATGACGTTGAGGAAACCGTCGCGTACTTTACCCGCTTCCTTGCCGTTGATCATGCGGCGAAAGACGCCCTTGTTCATAACGATCCTATTACCCCCTGTGCTTGCATCAGCAAGGGACTTCGCTAACTCACTGACTTCACGAACGCGGGTAGGTGCTACGGTGGTGGCTTGCTTAAAAATGCTCAGGTTGCTCATGCTTTGCTCCTTCTAACGGATATGGTGTATTTACTGTCTGCTTGTAACCCCATCGGTAATTTGTCGGGGTTTTCTTCTAGGAACTGCTTCAAATTTCCTTGGTGTATACGCCGCTCAAGAATGCCATAGGCATCATTGTTTTTGATAAACGTGTACATAGAATCCCAATCATTCGTCCAGTACCTTGAAGATACCTTACGCATGATGGTGCCGTGCGTAGTCTTTATACTTGTTGCATTGTTCTCGTTGCATATCTCCAAAAGTTTGTCCGCGATAACATCCTTCTGGGCGTCCAAGTCCTTCTTCCGCTCTTCGTATTCTGCGGTAAGCATATCTATCGCATCACGAATTTTTATGTACGCCGATGCCAGTAAGTCTGGGGGTAGAATCTTCACCTGCGTGTCCAGCGAGAGTTGCGCTACTTCGTCTACTGTTTCATCCATGCTAGCTCCTTAAGGATGGGTCGTTTGCCCATTTGAACCATTGTAACTGCGCTACTTGACTTTGTCAAACCACATCTTCGATTTCATTGTGGTAAAGGTCAATTATTTTTGTATGGATATCTATGTTATTTTGTAGCATGTTATACAACTTTGACTCTACTGCACTACCTCTGATATGCACAATCGTCATTGGGTTTACTTGCCCCGGCCTGTCGATACGCGCATTCGCTTGGAGGTAGGTTTCTACGCTGGTAACCGGTGAGTACCAGACAATTACGTTAGCGGAGGTAAGGGTCAATCCGTGCGATGCAGCTTGCGGCTGAATGATAAGCACTTGGATATCATCTTCGTCTTGGAACCGCTGGATGATGGAGTGACGCTTGTTGACCGATACCTGCCCGTTGATTATGGCTGACGGGATACCCTTCTTAGTGAGGAAGCTATGTACTAGCTGGATAGTGTGCGTAAAGGGTACGAATACGAGTACCTTATGACTAGCCTCGTTGATCACTTCTTGTAGCACGTTAAGCCGGTTGCTCACGTCAAACTCGACCACTTCTCCATTGTCGGTGTAGACCGCACCACCAGATATCTGCAACAGCTTGTTGATGTTGACCGCTGCATTGACCGACGTTATCTGTTCCCCACCCGCTGATATAGTCATCTGCTTCTTAAGCATAGTGTAGTACTTGATCTGCTGCGGGGTCAGGGGTGCATCCCGTTCTACGAACGTAACACTAGGCAAGTCCAAACACTGTGCCTTCTCAAACCGTATCGCAGGTTGTAGTACTTGATGCACTATGGCTTGCGCTTGCGGCTTGGGAGTCCACTTGAAGTTGCTTATTTTATACATCACCGAATCGCGGAACTGCCCAAAGAACTTTGGCGTGTTAGCAGGGTTGATCATCTTGGCAAGTCCAAAGGCGTCCACGGGAGACTGTGCTGCTGGAGTACCCGTAAGCATCCACATGCCTTTGGTTGTCTTGGCGATATCCCTTAGCGTTTTCCATCTTGTAGTCTGTGCATTCTTATAAGCACTTGCCTCGTCCACTACGATCAAGTCAAACCCGCCGTTGATGATGGCATCTTTGACTATCTCCACCCCATCGTAGTTAATGATGACGAACTCAGCACCGTTGTTGATCAGCTTCACGCGACGCTTAGCTTCTCCATAGGCCACGTCACAGGTGCGGTGTATTGCAAACTTGAACAGGTCTGCCTGCCACGCTGACTTCATAATGGATAGCGGACAAATCACAAGGACACGGTTGACGATACCCAAGTCCATCAAGTAGTCACATGCCCATATCACACTGGCGGTTTTACCCGTACCCTGCTCGTTAAAGCAGAATGCCCTGCGGTTAAGGGTTAGGAACTCTGAGGTCTGTTTCTGGTGAGCGAAAGGTTTGAATTTTCCCGGCCAGTGGTAGTCCGTCAGGATGCTATTTGTTTTTTGGGGCATTCTTTTTGACTGTGTGGTCGGGGTTGCGGCTAAATGATCTGTTTGCGGAAGCAGATTTGACACGAAGGTTCCCAGCAGTGTTTGTACCCCCTTTACTAAGAGCCTTGATGTGATCGACATCCTTACCATCTCCTTTATGTACCGCACCTTTTTTAACCATCGCTGCCCGTGCCGCATTACGTTCTGTGCGTTTTTTAATTTCTTCCGGTTTACCTTGATACGTTTCGTACTCGTGCTTGTATGGTCTAGGTTTGTTGACGTATGGCATTTTGAACCTCCTTGTATTTACGCTGCTAGCTGCTTGAATTGACTTATTGGTATGTAGACGCACCGTTCTATGTCCATAGGGTCATCCCTATCTTTACGTCCACCAATGGATTCTTCGTACTCCGTTTTGACGTTAGCCATGAACAGGCCGTTTGTAAACTTAATGACTAGCAGGAACGGGGCATTTTCCTTGTGCGCCCAATCCAGCCCTTTCTTATGCTTTGCTGAACTCAACATCAATGTGGGGTATTTATCACTAGCGTTATTCCTAACTTTTATCTCCACTATAGCTTGTACTTTACCGTTCTTAACAAACTTCCCGTTTACCGGATGCAGGGGTGGGTACTGCTCGTAGGTACAATCAAATATGTTGCAAAACTTAGCTGCTATTTCTAGCTCTCTCGCTACGCTACTGGAGTTCTCGTATTGGGGTCTCACCTTCTTGGCTCCTTGTAATTGATACAGGTTTTGACGGGACACCAACCGCAGAGAGGGCCAGACACAGCGTTCCATACCCCACTTTGCAGTGCCTCTTCGATTCGCATCACGTCGTATTCAAACGGTTCGATGTACGTTTTACTGTCGTTTCTTGTATGGGTGCGGCGTACAAACTCATTACTGACTACAAATAGCAACGCGGAATTTAATTTGTTAATCTGTGGATAGTGCGTGAAGATAGCTGTTGCTAATAGGTCTAGCTGCTTGGTATCCGCGTACTTGGCGTTCTTGCTAGTCTTGTAGTCAATCATCAAGGCTGTATCGCCTCGTATGATAAGTAAGTCAATGATGCCCCGCCACCATACGTTCTCGGCAAAGAATTCGCAGGGGGTGTATTCTTCTCCCTCCTTGGCTAACCCTAACCTAAGTTCGCAATGCTTTTCCCCGTCGATCTGTTGGAGTACACTTAACACATCTCGGAGGTAAGCAAACTTCTCTGGTATCGGGTCACCGTTTCTTATGAAATTCTCAGCGGCTTTATGTACTTCGTTCCCGTATACCAGAGCGGTATTGCTTGACTGCTTAACATCTTTGGCGACACTTAAGTGGTAGTACTTCTTCGGGCACTGTTGGAAGTTTTTTATCGAACTGTACGACCACGTTATCGCCATGTTAGTCTTTCTTCTTTCTTGGTTTGACTGCGGCTAGCCCACGACTACTAGCATATGGTACCCTTTCTTCCTTTACTTTGTCAAGAAGCGCATTGGCAATATCTACTGAATCATCAACCACATGCTCAAAATCGTGGCCCCGTATGATGTATCCAAGCATAGCCAAACCTGCATATAGACTACGTAGCTGATCATCGTCATTCATTTTGCAGTGTGTCTATAAGATTCATTTACTTCACCATTTTTAACAACGGCGGCAGACCAAAGGCTATCGAAAACCGGCATAGCCCCTTTCAGCATGAGTTCCATAGGCGAGATTTCCCTGCCGCTATCCTTCCTACCTTCGTTAGTAATAGGTACCAACGACCGTGTAAATCCCGGCCCTACATAACAAGGCTTACTGTAGTGCGGCACGTAGGTAATACCGTTAAGGACAAAAACTTTCGTGCGCTCGGTTACTACTGTTTCCATATTGTTAGCCATTTGTATTCTCCTGAGTTAGTCTTGGTTTTTAAGTGCTGCGTTCCACCCTGTTACAAACGTCTTGTACATCGCCCCTGCCAACGGGTAAATGTGATTGGTCTTCTGTGGCATCATTTCTTCACAGTATTTCTGCCATGCTTCATCAACGGTTGCTCCCCGTTCTTTCAAAAGATTTTCATAGTCCTGCTCTGATGCTATCAACGCCGCCTCAAGCACCCTGATCCGCGCTGCCTGTTCATCGTAGTTTAGTATTGGTTTATTCATTTTCTCCCGCGCTTCCTGTGCTAGTGCTTCCTGCCTGTTTATCTTGGTCATGTGTTTTTTTCCCGCAGCTTGGCTTCAATTTTTTCTTCAACTGCCGCTTTTGCTATATCAAAAACAACAACAACAAATGCAACAGGAATCATCAGCAAAACAAATGGAATCAAAATAATCTTCATACCAAACCCCCTTCTTCCTGCTTTCCGTTAATCACTTTAGCGGCGTGTTATTTCTTCGTGTGTCATTTCCCCTCCTTCATCGCCACAGCTTCGGTAAGCTTGCATTTCGTATCAGCCAAAAGCTCACAGGCGCGATCAAACACTTTCTCCCAGCTTTCAGCCTCACCTTTCAGCCGCACGATTTCGGCTTGTAGCTCGGCAAGTTCAGCGGCGGTTGAAAGCTGGTCAACATTACATAACCGCAATTGCTCTCTTGCTTCAACAAGTTCGCGCTCAAGCTGCTCAACCCGCACAGATTGTTCTATGTATGTTGGTATGAGTTTGCTCATCTCATCTCCCAAAGTAACACCAGATATATGCGAACACAGTGACTAGCACCGCACCACACGCAACCCCATCCCGCACACCCTCACGGTAGGCAATCTTCCTATGGCGCAGCACCTTTTCCCACTCTTTGTCATCCCAGAAGTCCAGCATTATTTCTTCTCCTTCGTCTTGTGTATCTCAGCTTGGTATCTGTTCCACGCCTCGGCTAGTTTCACATCAGCGCCTTTCCATTCACGCAGCGCAGGTTGTGTGCTTTCCTTGAAGAAATTCTTACGCTGCCGGATATACTCAGCCAGCACCTTGAACAACCGTTCTTCTTCGCGTGTCATATCGCCCCTACCATTTTGCTAACCCACTTCACATACAGCACGAGCAGGATCAAAGCATTGACCGACAGGAACGCAAGCAAGCAGCATGTCCCCAAGAATTTAATTGTCTCTTTCATTTCCTTACCCTCTCAGCTTTATCCCGCGCCTTCTTCTCAGCCAACACCTTGGCCTCGTAGTCTTTCATACGCCGCTTGAAACTGTCGGCGTTGTTGTGCGTGTTTGATCCATGATACCTATATGTCATGTCGATTTTCTTTTTCATTACCCTCTCCTATGCTTCACCGTAACTTTGACCAATGCCAGACTCGCAGTTAAGCGGTAGGTCTAGCGCCCAGTGCGGCCTAAGCCGCATACATATTTCAACGTACTCCAATGCAGTAAAACTCTCTTCCTTCGGTACCACAGCAGTTACCGCGTCATGCACCGTCATCGCTACCTTGTACTTCTTAGCTACCTTCAACAACTGCTCCCCGATGATAATCCTAGCGAGGGCTTGGCATACGTTCTCAATCACCTTCCCCCCGTATATGCGCGTAGGTATAGTGGCCTTACCCTTCTTCGTGTCGTACACCAACTCGCTCTTGCCCTCCTTAGTCCACACCCGCAGGTTCGGGTACTTCAGATACAACCCGTTAGGTAGCCGGATACCCTTCTTGCCCTCAACCACCAGCACACCAGCGCGACCCAACGGCACTGTCTTGTCCTCCATCATCGCTTCAAGTGCCATACCTGCTTGCCGCCAGAGGATAGGAATCCATTCATACGTACTACGATATACGCTGATAATCCGTTCTGTTTCCCCCAACGGCATAACTACACCGAAGGTCTGTAACTGTATCTGGAACTTCTTAGCCCCCATCCCGTAGCCGCAACCTAGAATGGTAGTCTTGCCAACAAACCGCTCGTCTTTGGTTATGTCCTTCGCGTCCTTGCCGTATATGGAGGAGGCCATGATCTTGTACACGTCCTCTCCGCGTTCAAAGGCATCCACCAAATCGTTCTGTTCAGCTAGCCACGCCAGTGTCCGCGCCTCAATCTGCGAGGAGTCTGAATTGATGATCATGCAGCCCTCGGGTGCTTGTATGGCGTACTTAAGCAGGGAATTTCGCCCAAGGTTCTGCATGTTTATCTTGTCATCCCCACCCCACCGTCCGGTGTGTGCTGCGTAGTAGCGTAGGGGTACGGGTAGTAGTCCTCTCCGGGCAATGTCGATAAACCTCTGAGTGCGAGTTTCCTCCAGCGTAGACTTAACGCCTAGCCTTGCGGCTACGATGTTTTGCACAATCACGTTGTCGTGTTCGAGTAGTGCTTTAAACCCCTCATCAGTTTTGGAAAACGCGTAGGTCTCCTTACCTGTAGCGGGGCTTATCTTCATCGGCGGCTCTACCCCAAGGCTTATCAACACCTCGGCCAACTTGGGGTTACTCATAAGCTGCTCTTTCTCTATGAGCATCTTGCTCATCAAGTCGGCCTTGCCTTGTTTAAGCTGCTTCAAATGCTGTTCAAGAGAGGGTAGGCTTAGCTTCAATACCGGTTCGGAAAACATCCTTATGGTCAGGTCGATAAGGCGTAACTCACTAACATCAAAGTCAGCGGCCATCTTCTTGAATATGTCTAAGGTCAACGTAACGTCGTTCTCGCAGTAAGAGCCATACCGTGCGAGTGCCTCGGCATCGAAGTCTATCCGGTGCATACCTGACACCTTACCAACCTCCTCACCTTTGACACCAACGCCATAGTGCAGAGCAAGTGCAGCCAGACTACCGCCCACCTCAGTGCCATGTATAGCTCTTGCCATTGATAGCGTATCCGCAATACGCTTAGGCTTGATCCCGAAGTGCCAATTCAGTATCGCCATGTCGAAGGCGGCGTTATGCGCTAATGCAATGTTCTCGTGCAGATTCCATGACTCAAGGAATTCCTTAGTCTGAGCCTTAGTACCACTAAACCATTTGGGCCTCTCACCTTCGGTTTGGAGCGCCACGCCCACTACCTCAAACTGCGGGTCGCGTATGTAGGCTTCGGTCGTCATCTTCTTAAGTGTGAAGTCACGCTCATGGTAGTAGGTTTCAAAGTCAATGCCGATGATCTTCATACCTTACTACCTTTAAGCAACGTCTTTATCCGGTCTAACATATCGGGGCTAGAAATCACGCTTTTGGGGTCGCTATATGGAATAATCTCTTCTCTAGCGTCGCTATAGCCGAATGTGCCTACAGCAGTAGTGCCACCTGTATTACTGGTCTTATACGGCAGCTTCTCGTCACTACCCAACAGCCGTTGCATAACACGATTCGTAAACTCGTTGGCCTGTATTTGCTGCATCTTGGTATGAAGAACGATCACCTCGTCATCAGTCAGGCAACAACTGGATATCAACGGTTTAAAACCCAATGGGCGCTCACCTGCCAATTGCTTCGCCCTGTTTATCACCATACCAAGCAGGTCGAGCCACTTCGTTTCGTCTGTGTAGAACTCCTCGGGGTTACTACCCATACGCTCTAGTAGAATTTGCACACCCTTATTCATGTTCTTGGTTTCCATTAAGCCTCCTGTTTATCTACTGCTAGTATGCGTCTGATGAACTCTTGATGCAGTAGCCCCTTACTAGTATCTACAAACTTATCCCACACCATCTCGCATTCCTTGTCGCTTAGTGCCACTAGCACATGCTTGTTAGCGGTATCTTGTTTTCTTTGGTACACCATCTGTAGTATGTCGCCCCACTTAGAGCCTTTGCTAAAGCTAAACTCCTGTGGGTTGCTGTCCATACGTGTCATCAATAGCGCCACGGCCTCGCATGGTTTAAACTCTGTCTGTTTTATGCCCATCTCTTCACCTCTATGGTTGTTTCAATACCCGTATCAAGTCGTATAACATTGTTATGTTGTCCTCATTGATTACAACTGCGGTGCCACCTGCACGGCGTATAGCGTCTAGCTCTTGGTGCTGCAATGCTGTCGGGGAACGATCATTGGCCTTGCACTCGACACCAAGGAATTTACCGTTGACGCAACATACAACGTCAGGCACACCCGACCGGCCATAGCCGTGGGTTGCGGGGAAGAAATAATAAACGCCGTTAGCCTTGAGTAGGTCAACGACCTTGCGCTTTACTTTTGCTTCGGGGGTAGTAGCCATGTCCCGATAATACAGGACTACTTGACAATGTCAAGAGGGGACTACAAAAAAAGAGGGGGGTTGGGCAGTAATGTAGATTACCTGCTGCCCGTCAGGTTGTGGAGGCTTACCGGCTGGACTTTAATTGGGGCTACCGGTAAGAACGAATGGGGTCACATCTACAAGATTATACCCACGCGTTGATAGGACTGCCCCGCCTTATTCTGCTTTCTGTATAGCCCGTTCCAGATACCAACGTGCCTTCTGCAAATCCTGTAACGGGTCAGTGTCCTTGTGACCGGCACGAACTATATACTTCACGACGTTACCTAGATGGTAACTCAACTGCTTAGCCTCAATGAAGTCGATCACCTCAAGCCCACCCACGGTGTAATGCGGGGGATGATTCACCATATCAGGTTGTGTAGTAATAATTGCGGGGGTTGTATCGAACACTCCAGTAGCCTGTTCCATACCAGCTACTACCGCACCTACAACTGCATTGTGGAATCTATCGTTCTTACCTTTCTTCAGTAGATCATTACGCATCCACTTATACGTAGAGTCCTTACCCTTGGTCAGCGTCAACCCACCAACTTCTACGCCTTCCTTTATTTCCAACGGCGCATACCCGTTCGCCTTGTTCTCCTTCTTCATGTGATACCGTGCGCTATACACGTCTTGCGTAGTAGCATCACACCGCTTCGCTATTTCCTTCGTTGTGGCCTTCGGATACTTCAGTATTGCCCTGCGAATCTTTTCTAACTTGCTCATTGTCTAGCTCCTTGATGTGTTGTTCTGCATACTCTTTTAGAACCTCCCGCATCTTGGCTTGCGTGCGTGTCGGGTAGGTCTCTCTATACCACTTCATTACATGGGGTTCAAGCCTAATACTAGTGAATGCCAGTGCAGGTTTCTTCCCCTTACCTCTACCACGTTTCTTGATAGCATCTTCCATGTTGACCCCATGTTGGTAATGTATAACATTGTTATGTTGCGTCGAGAATGAAAAAGGTATTGGCATCGACCTTGAGTCCTGCACCCTCAATGATCTGGCTATCCTCTACTAGCTTAAGCATACCCACCCCTCTACGTATGAAGTCAGGTAGCTGCTCGCTAGTACATACTTTAATCTCACCGCCTTTACCCTTCTGCACAGCATAGTCCAACTCGTTGATCAACACAAGCCACCCGCTGCCGTTATTTCTACAATCATATACTGCATTTGCTACTCTGCTCTCATTAACCTCCTTCGGAAAGTTATGCCTCTCCTCATCAGTAATACTTAGCTGCGGGTTTAGAGTATCCCATTGCTCTAGTAATAGCTTAACAACTGTAGGCATCATCTTGCTGTAGGTTGCCGCTATAATCCTATCCTTGTTAGTCGTAACACTATACGCTACGTGGCTAGCATGTTCCTGTGCCGTAGCCAACATCTCAAGCACACTTTTACGCGCCACGAACTTGTTGATCTGTTTGATCGCCTTCTTCATGTCCGTAGTCCTGATGCTACTACCCCGCTTCCTAGATTTATCTATGCGCTCGTTACCGATAACAAAGCAATTCCTTTCGTTATACAAACCCATAGATATCCTGCCTATCTCCTCGCGCTTCTCGGTAATAACCACTTCCCTCGCGCCTAGTATCTGCGAACTCGTGCTAAAGAACTTGTAGTTTTTGCACTTAAGTACCCATGTCGGATGGGCTAGTGCTACCGCCTCTACTAGCGGTTTGATAAACGGATGAATAACAAACGTGTTGCCGTGGTTGTCCGCATCTGTGCGTAACTCAATGTTAGCGTATGCCATGTCTACTCTCCCTTACCAATCGAACCGTTTAAGAATGTCATCTACCTTTGCCTTTACCGTGCTACGCACATCAGCACTTTCCTTAATCGCATCAATGTCCACACCTAACATTGTTATCTCAAGGGCACGTCGTGCTTCCTCCAACTGCGGGTCTTTCGTTATGTTCAAGTGAGTCAGCATGCTGCATAGACCTTGCGCGTTACTCACAAACGTATCATGGTAGCGCCGCTTGGTTTCATCATTGCCCTCTACGTCAGTCAACTTCTCCGACATACCGGTCAGCATGCTATGCAACTTATCCCACGGTTCCTTCATAGCGTCGGCTAGCCGTCCGCTGTAGCTGCTCTCGTATTGCTGTGCTAGCTCTTGCATCTCCTGTTGCGGTATATCCAAACGGAAGTCACCCGACTCAGGCAACGGACTAAATACCAAACGGAATCCAAACTTCTGCTTAACATCCTCCAACGTAGGGTAATCGTCCGGGTCAAATAACGCGCCCATGTGATGCTTTGATAGGTCTATCAAATCTATGTAGCTCGCGTAGAAGTCATTACACATGTTATCCATGTTGGCTTGATACGTGTTCATCGTCTGCTTGTATTCCATGAACAGCGACGTAGGTAACAGGCGCGTCCCTTTGTCCGACCAAGACAACGTGGTCTTGTTGTGATACAGCCGGATACCTGCCGCGTAGTCTGCAATAACCTTGCGCTTGCTAGTGCCTGCCATAAGGTTCTTCTGAACCCTCGCGCTACCTGTGCTTGCTGAGTTATTGATAAGCACCGACTCGGTTGCCCCCTTGTCATACTTATTAGCAGGCCACACGCTGATGTTCAACTCTACCAATACTGCGCTAGATGAAATGCTCATGTCTATCTCCTATTTCTTCTCTGGTTTACCTGCAAGTTTAGCCATCTGATACAACGACTCGGTCATCAAATGCACTGATACCACTTGACTTTCTGTATCAATGTAGACGTGATGCGTAGTGCCGCCATCTTCTGCTTTGCGATACACCTCCTCATACTTCTCTACGCCGCTCAATGCTTCTAATACTTGCACGGCTTTATCCACATCCAACACATACTTGTGGTAGCCCAACATCACTATTGCTTTAGCTCTTGCCATCCTATTCCCCTTTCTTAATATGTATCGTCTTACCCACTGGTGCGATAACATCGTTATCAATAACCACCCATAGAACTGGTGCATTCCATTCCACTCCCCAAGAATCCCCAACGTATCCGTCAGTCAGGATGATGATTGCATCGGGTCGAATCGCTTTCTCCTGCATGTATCCGATCATGCAACTCGGGTCAGTGCCGCCACCACCTTTGGGTTGGGTCGATGTAACAATGTTATCCAGCGCGTTAGTATCGTATTCTTCATGTCCTGCTACTTCACAATCCCAATACAACAGGTCGATCTTCTCTGGCTTCACATCTTGAGCGATACCCTGCACCTCAGCGAGGAAGTCATTCAACTCCTGACCTCCGATGGAACCGGACGTGTCGATGCCCACCACCAGATGCCCCACCCTCTCGCTTATCAGCGTAGGCATATAGACACCAGTGTGCAGGAACCGCCGGTTAACCCTACGCCACGATGACGTATCACCACCACGCATCGTAGACTTGACGAACTCACGCAGGGCTTCCTTCCAATTAACCTGTGGTGCTAGCAGGTCACCCAACTCACGGCTCATGCCACCCGCACCCTTACCGGCTATCTTCTGCTGTGCGATTAGCCCTTGTCGGATACCTGCATCCACATCACGCTCAAGGTCTGACTTCTCCTTGTCGGTCAACTCCTTGGCACCCTCCCAATCATGCTCATCAAACCCACCGGCACCCTCACCCTCACCATCACCGGCACCGAACCTACCCTTACCATCCTTCTTCTCCTGCTTGAGTAGGTCGAACACCTGCTTGCTGTTCATGCCACGGAACTGCTCATCAAGTAGGCCAATGCGCTTACCGTTCTTAACCGGCATTGCTATAACATTGTTATTCTTATCCATATCAACCAACTCAAGGTTGATCACGTAGTCACACGCCATGTTCGCCAACTGCGCATCCTCGTCATACAACTTACGCCAGATGAACAGATGCCGGTAGACCTTGTGCATAGTCTCGTGCAGCACAACGAACGCCAACTCCTTGTCATCCAACTCCTTGATGAACTCCCGCCCATACATCTCATCTCTACCGTTAGTAGCTGCGGTAGGCAGGTCATCCACTACCCTCGTTCTGCCTAGCATCATCACCCCCGACCAGAATGCAAACTGTGGGTTGCGCATGATGCTGATCTTCACCTTGCTAAGGCGACGCTCTTCCTTGTCCTTCTGTTCCACTCCCTGCTTGGCTACGGATAACATTGTTATCTCCCTTGATTAAAGTAAGTCCTCGTTCTTCTGAACCCAGTCAGCAAACTTCTTGCTGCTGAACGCTATCTGCTGCTTGCTCGGGGTCTTAGCGATGTTGATCGCAAAGCATGCTTGCCACTCGGCACCGAACCGTTCGATGTAGTCCATGAACGCATTGATCGTAGACTTATCCACCTTACTGATCGCACCGAACACTACAATGGCACATGCACCTGCGCTGTCAGGCACAGACGCACTCTTAGGATTGGCTATCACAGATTCCCACGTCGGCAACTGGTCTGCGAACTCAATGTAAGCCTGCATCGCACGACTCGCTGACTCACCCACGGCACCACTCATTGCTGCTATCAGACTCTCGCTATCCAACTGCGAGCGCACCTTAACAATGTTAGACACCCGCTCAAGACTGCGAGGCGATACGAAAGCAGTCTGCATCCTCTTGGGGTTGTAGATGAACTCATTCCCATCTTGGTTGCCATCGGTGTAGCTTGCCATCGCATGCGGATACTGCTTAACCCATGCACATATCTCTGGCGCGATACCGTTGTTCATCGCCCACCCCAACCACTCATCAGCATCGGGCTTTCTTACACGTAGCGGGATAATACGATTGCGACTATGCGCCTTCAGGCTGTCACCTACACCGTCACTACTCAGGTTACCGGTAAGGAACGTGATGCTCTGGTCATGCACAGGTATGTCACCTAAGCGGGGATTCACCACCTCAAGCATGGGGTGCAGCATGTTCTTGATCGGGTCAGCACCCTTCGTATACTCATCTAACATTGTTATGACGGGCTTACCTAGATGCAACTGGAAGCGGCTGTTCGGGTAATACCTAGTAGTGCGTGTCTCGTGGTCGATCACCGGCATAGCAATGTCACCCAAGTCCATGTTCGGCACGTCGATGTATGCTGTGCTGTGATTGGGCAACGCTGCTGCTAGCGTCTTAATCAGAGAGGACTTACCAATTCCGGGTTCCCCCTCTAACAAGTAGCGGTTGCTCGGCGTGGACAGGATGATCTTCGCGCTCTGTGCCAACGTGATTGTCTTACCAAAAGTTACTTCAGCCATGATCTTACTCCTATTAAAGTATGTATAAGTTACGAGTATTGATATAACATTGTTATGTGCTGCCAACTAGGAACGTCTTGCTGCCAACTAGGAACGTCTTGCTGCCAACTAGGAACGTCTTGCTGCCAACTAGGAACGTCTTGCTGCCAACTTAGCGGCGACTACTTATTGCCGTTTTCAACTAACAGGGCGGACTTTCCCTGTAAGTATATATTATACCACATAATACTACCCATGTCAAGTGTTTTGGCGTCTTACTTAGCTAGCGTCGTCGGCATGAAATGAATCCCAATTGCTACCGTAGAACCCCTTGTATGCGTCCTTCTTCACCTCGCCATCGGGAACTTGCACCTCCTTGAATACCCTGTCGCGGTTAACCCCAAGCAGCACGTTCTCGTAGAACTCCATGTCTATACGCACCGTATCCCTGTAATGATCAATTCCTCTGCATAGCAGCATAGATGCTCGGTAAAAGTCATAGTGCTTGTTCTCCATCGTGCTTAGCATCCACTTGTTCAGATACTCCACCCGTTGAGTAAACTCGCTTCGCCCGTTCATGCGTGTATCACTTGTAGGGTAATGCCCTTGTGCCAACGCCTCCTCTATCTCCTGTTTATGCACGCCCTCACCTGCACGTAGTTTGAGGAAAGCACATATGTATTCATGGAAGGGGCGGTATGGTGCGAGTGCTTCCTTCTTACCCTTGCGGTCTACCATGTGGACGATGCGCTTATCCCAATCGCTTAGCGTGAAGGTGTCCATCCCACCATCGGGATGCTTTGTTCTGGTTAACGTAGTAGGGGCATGACTATGTAAGCGGTATTCTCCGCCATCACTAAACTTAACGCAGATAGAACCGTCGAACACCCGCGTTTGAATACCCAGACGCCACACCAATTCGCTGATGAACTTGCAGGTCGAACTGCTTATCCACTGGTTGAGGGATATAACAATGTTATCCTCCGGCGTGAACGTAACCACTGGCGTGTTGTAGAGGAAGCACTGGATGTTGCCGTTCTCCTGCTTGAATATACGGAAGCTGTCGATCTTACTGCGCTTACCCAACGGGCGCTGATCTTCAGCCCGCCCACGGATATGCTTGGTAGTCTCATGCCTTTTCAGTGCCTCCGCGTAGTTTTCTATGCTACTGATACCTGATACTTGATAGCTCATCTCACACCTCCACTCATAAAGAACCACGTTACCACCCACCCACTTACTACTCCCAGTATCCAAACGATTAGCATCTCCATCTCATTTCTCCGGTTTGTCTAAGTTATCTAATGCGAATCTACCCCGCGTCGCAGCGGCCACCATCGTATCCCACCATTCCTCAGTGCAATCCACAGTGCCATCACGCGTCTCCCATGCGCTAACAATGTTATGTAGCATCAACGCAAGCATGGCTTTCTCGTCCGTCAGATCGTCCATTGCCTTTTGCCACGCAGGGTCAACTTGGGTTATTGGTGTAGGTTCGGGTGCGGCTTGCACTTCTGTTGTAGTCTGGCACTTAGAACACCACCCAAAGAACACCCCTTTTTCCAATTCAGCCGCCACGTTAAGTGTCATCTCGCACACTCTACAATTTAAATACTTCATCATGCCTCCAAAATAAAGAATACAAACACAGCACCGACCACTACCCCTACGAGGAACATCATAGCTTCGATCATTTCAACTCCTCTGGTATCTCTACCTCATCACCTAGCTTGGATGCAACGTAGCAGCGCATTGCTGCAATCAGGGGCGTTGGGCCGGTCAGCCTGTGGGTTTCGCTTTCGCTGTTTTTGTACGCCGCCCAGCTTCCACCACCAAGGTTTTCGACACGGGCTATCTCCCGCTCGATGATCGAGCCACCTTGCGACCAATCGGTTGAGTAGTGCATATTAAACATTTCATGGTGCGGATGATCTTCGTATGTAAACTCTACTTTTTCACACTTCGCTACTGCCCAATCAAGGGCAGCACCTTGTAACTCACTCGTTTTGATCTTCATACTAACTCCTCTGGTATCTCTACCTCATCACCTAGCTTGGATGCAACGTAGCAGCGCATTGCTGCAATCAGGGGCGTTGGGCCGGTTCGATAGTCTATGTCGCCTTGATCGGTAAACAAGGTTTCGATGCGGTATGAAGTCCATGCTTCCTGCTCGACGTACGACTTCTGGTCGTTGGGTGCAACGGTTAATTTCTCACGCTCGATGATCGGGCCTGCATATGACCAGTTAGTTGAGGGTTCCCATGTCCACGGGGTGTAACCTTCCTTTGCGGCTAGCACGTATAGTGGTCGGCCACAAGTTCCAGCAGGTCGAATCTCAATATCCATCTTCTCGCACTTCGCTACTGCCCAATCAAGGGCAGCACCTTGTAACTCACTCGTTTTGATCTTCATACTTTCTCTCCTAGTTGCTCGCGTATAACAGTTGTTATGCATGCATCCACCTTGATCAACCGCTTCCTGCCACGCGGTTTAATGGGGGTGCGGTTATAAAAATAGTCCTCTGCTGACCGCATGTTTTCATACACCTTCACGTCGTAATAAGACTTCTTGTGATGCTCAGCTACCTGCACATGAAACTCTATGCCACTCTTAGAGGCAAGCTCGATCTGCCGCTTCATACCTTTCAGCCTTCTCCAACTCTTAAAGTGTGGGTCTCTGGGCATCATTTGAATTCATCCTCGTGCAGCACCGGCTCTTTAGCTGCCTCTGCCCACTTATCCGTAAGCCACAACACATCGTCAACATTGTCGGCACCGATACACGGATCACCAAACCCTGTGGGCTTGCCATCAGCGTCATAAGTCACCTCCTTCAGAGTAATCCAGTCCTTCCCGTCGTTCTCCGCAGGTGTATTCACAAACCTGTAATTCCACGTAAACTCGCCGTTCTTCTCGCTCATCTCGTTCTCCTTGTGTTGTTAACTTGCCTGCTTTGCTACCACTAGCACATCTTTACCCTCGATCTTCAACAGGCGCTTCTTGAATCCCTTGCCGATGTTGATCGCATGGTAATACCAGAGCGCCTGTGCTGCCTTGCAGAAACTGTTTCGGGTCTTGTATGCACCCTTCGTATAGCGTCCGATTTGCACACGCCAGATTACTTTCGGTGCAGTCAGGTCTAGCTCCTGCTGCTGTGGTGTCTGTAACATTGTTATTTCTCCTGTTGATATTTTCTAGCGAGTATTGCTACTACCTGTGAGTAACTCAGAGTCACGCCTAGTTGCTCTTCCAACACAGCCTTGCATGCAGTTAGTGCTTCGACTTGCGCTCCCGTAAGTGAAATAGTCTTGGCTATGTATTTCTTGTCCATCACAACCTCCCTGCTATCATTAGCGCCACCATTTCGGCGCGGTTAACTTGCACGGTGACATACCTGTAGTTCATATGCCATTCCTTCCACGCATCGCACGTAGGGCATCCTACTTCACGGTCTTTACACGGCTTGCCTACGTAGGCAGTCACCTCCTTCTTGGTCATCGGCACCCTGATGGTGACGGTAGTGTCTATCTTCATCTTTTTTAGCGGGTTGATTTCATGTAACATTGCTATGCTTCTTGGTTTCACAAACTCTAGCTTGGTCTTGGGGTCGAATATGTAGCGGTTAAGCCGCGCCGCTTGTTTCGCCAAGATGTGCATCTCAGTGTGATGTTTCAACCACTCTTCCTTTGTCGGCTTCTTCATTTCACAACCTCCTCTTTGACTTCACTGACAGGCGGGTATTCGACAGCCACGAGTTCGTTGTCGCTCCCGCACAGGTAATCCATCTCTACACCGAGGGTCTCCAGTGCGTCATCGGCGTTTTCAGCCTGTATAAATACTGTGATGTTTATCTCGTAGGTTTTCATTTCACTTCCTCCTGATTTAGCATCCATTTGAGAAACTCCTCGCTGTCCCCTAATGCTAGGGCTATGGACATGCGAACACGCCAATCCCCTTCACTACCCCTGCTCAACAGCGTAGCAATCCACGCTAGTCTTTCCTTCTCTAGTCTTTCCTTCTCTGTTAGTAGCATGTTCATTTCACCAGCCCTCCCTTGTTGTTCAGGCCGTGCAGGTCGCGCCGGTCTGTGATTAAAACGTAGTTGCTTTTGTGCATCGGTGCTATGCACCACGTAGCACGCGCAGCTTTTGCTGCTTGCTCACCGCAGAATAGGCACACCTTGTAACCCAACGCCCAACGGCGCGGCTCTACGTCATCGCCGCAGTAAGAGCAATGCAACCCGCTGTCTACCGCCGTGTTCTCGGCACATAACATTGTTATGCTCATCTCACACACCCTTCTTCTGTGCGTTTAACCAACCCTGCGCGATGTGCAGGTAGTTTGCCGCCTCAACCGTCAACACCCGTCCAGCGTCCAACTCTTTTGCTGCCCACAGCAAATTGTCCATCATGGCAACTACATCAACCTCTACTACCCCCAACAACCTGTTTGCCCACTCGGGATGCACCCAAGCAGCAACACCATCGAAGCACACCCACACCCAACCCTCGGGGCGAGCATTCCACCCCAACACGGCTACCTCTGCCGCAATCGCTTCGCTCAAATCAATCATCTCGTTCGTGTTCATATCTATCTCCTCGTTTAGTAAAGATGAAACCCTGATACCGCTTGTATCGCAGCAACAATCTGCTGCTGACTACGACCACCCGTTGACGTTGATAGCTGCATACCTCGCATGGACGGGCGAATGTTGGTTATGGTGCCGCCGCATACTGAAGCCATGATGCTATTTGCATAGCTATCGGAGTAGTCATAACCCCCTGCGGCCTCCATAATTGCAACGAACCGTTTCTCATACGGGTTATGGGGTTGCGTCTCCATCCACGCCTTGCGTATCTCATACAAGGTGCCTTGAAACTCGTCGGAGCCGATAACCTTCTCGCTCGCATCTTTAACCACCCGATCTAAGGTGTCGCCCTTATATGCAGCGAGCAGCTTAGGGGTAGCAAAAGGCACGGAATGAACCACCGCACCGTCCACCACAATCTCCACGTTGCCGTGGCATAACATTGTTATGCAGTAGCCCATATCTATCTCCTAAATAACACTGTTATTTCTCCTTCAAGTAGGGGAACTCGGTAACCGCGTAGCTGCACCACTTGCCAGTAACAACCTGCGCCAACAGGTAAGGTTCTTCAGCGTGGAAGTTTCCATAGACCTCTGAGAACGTGTCACCCCATACCGCAGCAAAACGCTGCAAAAACGCCTGATCTACTGCTGACCGGCAACCTGCAAAATCTACCAACATATCTATCTCCTAAGTAACCTAACAATGTTAGGTGCATCGAAAAAACCACTTAACCTATAAATAATCTTCCCCTACCCCTATATTATACCACATTGTTATGGTCAAGTCAAGTAATTTGGGAATGGGTGCAGGTAAAAGTCACGGAGGAGAAAAGGGGGGAAAAAGTATTTCCGACCACATCGGGAAGGGTAAAGTTATAAAGTAAGAAAAAACAGGGTAAAGTTAGAGAATTTTTTTGCGTTTCTTACAATATAAAAAATGAATAAAATCAGTTAGATAGATAGATAAAATATGTATAAAGTTATAAAGTAAGTACTTTTTCAATATTAAGAGTATGCCGTCCTTGCAAATCCCTTTTTATTTTTTATTTCGTGCTTAACTGCGCGGAGTGCTCTTTCGACTCGACGGTCACCTCTCAATATTCCCGAAAAGTCTTACATTACACAAAAAAGTGGTGTTTTTCCCTTTGTAATCATGGGGTTAACTAATGTAAGAGTCATTTTTCGTTTTCTAACATTCCTTTATAATCAAACACTTATTTCTTACATTACTTCTAACATTAGGCCGCTTTCTCTTACAATACCCCTTAGTGTATAACAATGTTATAACGTAAGAAAAAAACTGAAAATAACCGAAGTTTTTCGTATAAGACCTTTATTTATCTTCAGTCGGCCCTCCTCATGCCCCCCGCCCTGCAGAACTATCACACGGAAAAATCCCGCCTAGCGGCGTCCTAACATTGTTAGGTTGTTCGTCGCTACGGGTAAATGATGGACAAAAAAATACCCGCCGAAGCGGGTATAAATGAAGCGGGAAAGGGTGAGTTTCCTCACCCCTACCTAACATTGTTAGGTTACTTGCCGGTAGCGATCTTGCCCAAATCTACGCCTAGACATAGCAGGGCTTCAGCAATATACACTTGCGCTTCCCTGACCGCATCGGGCAATTCCGTCTGACGTGCGTTAAACTTCCAGAGGGAGGTCAAATCTTCCACATTGCGCAGCATTGGACTGCGGGTATGCTTAGCGTCACCTTCACCTTCACCCGCTTCACCTTCACCCGCTTCACCCGCTTCCCCCGTCGTCGCGGGGTTCGCCATTTCGCTAGCGTATTTACGCACCATTGCCCACACTGTGGACGGGTTGGAATGGCCGTTGGATTTCAAGACTGCGAAGAGGGCTTCTTTTTCTGCGCGAACAATCTTACCTTCCTGCGATACATCTTTGGCTTCGATGTTGTACCAACCCTCAAATAGCATTTCGTTTAAGTCTGCCGCGTAAGCGCGCTTCGCACCATAGGCGCGAGTCTCGTTTATTGCCACGTCTAAGCGGGACTGCTCTAAGCGCGATAACGGCGCGGTGGTGGTGGTGTCTTGCGTATCGGTTGCTGTTGTCATGGTATCTACTCCTAAGACTGCGGGTTACATATCGGGCAAGGGCCTGATATGGGCGGACTACCGCCATGTGTTTATTTTAACAGGGTACCTAACAATGTTAGGGTATTCTGTAATCAATAATGCCACCCGCTTAAACGATTTTCCTATACCGTAATGGCAGGTATGGTACCCCCCAGAATGGGGTAGATGGAACCACGCCAACCCCTGTATCACTGTTCTGCACATTGTATAACGCCCCCCATACTTTCCACTATTATGTACCCCCACCCCCCTATATATTTTTCTGATAACTCTTCCTCTACTCTGGTATCCGTAAACACCCCCCATCACTTTTAATTACCTCCCCCCACCCCCCTATATTTTTTGTGTTATATTTAGCGCAGGTATTTCTGGAGCGCCACAACGCCCTGCATGTATGACTATTAACGTAGAACCTTCAAGTTCACACCCACTGCCATACTCAACCGAGGATGATGAGGTTTCTTCGTTTGCTGATGCGCTTACGGTAACTGCTAATACTCAGACTCTTATAGAGCAATTGGGTGGGCCACCGGAGATGACGCCGGAAGATGCCAAAGATGCAGCAGCCACTCTTCAGTCCGCATTAAAAACACAGAACAAGTCCGCTTTGAACACTGCACCAGTTGCGTTTGCAGCAAGAGAATTTATCCGCATATATAGTGCGCGTTTAGCTGCCGACATTTCCGATGTCAGGACATCAATAACTAATAAGCTGTTGGAGCTTGCCAACTGCGGTGACCCACGGTATGAACTCAAAGCCCTAGAGTTGCTTGGTAAGCACAGCGACATTGCGCTATTTACGGAGCGCAGCGAAGTCACAATCAATTACAAAACGTCCTCTGATTTGGAAGAGGCAATCAAGGAGCGGGTCAAACGACTGCTTAACTCCGACATAGTAGATGTAACCCCCATAACGTCTGAAAGTCTGGACGAGGAGCTAGGGATAGCTGGGGAGGATACAGATACTGAAGAACTTGTAGCGCAAGTAACATCCACTGACGTAGTTGATACGAGTTTGTCAGGGCAACAAGCGAGTGGTACACAGTGAGTTTGTTAAATCCCAGCACCGTCAGTCTTAAAGATATCCCCAGTATTCTCCATTTATTGCCAGAACAAGAGCAGGCCAAGCTGCTTGAAGATTTGAAACTGCTTGAGAACCTGAAGACTAAGGAGACGGCGCAGACTAAGTTCATGTCGTTTGTGCGTCTGGTGTGGCCTGCATTCATATCGGGTAAACACCATGCGGTGATGGCAAATGCGTTCGAGCGGGTGGCTAATGGGCAGGCTAAACGGCTCATCATCAACATGCCGCCGCGTCATACGAAGTCAGAGTTTGCTAGTTACCTGCTTCCAGCGTGGTTTTTAGGCAAGTTTCCGCATAAGAAGGTTATCCAAACGTCCCACACGGCTGAGTTAGCGGTTGGTTTTGGTCGGAAAGTGCGTAACTTGGTGGATATGGACATCTACAAGGGCATATTTCCCGGTGTTGGGCTGCAATCTGACTCAAAAGCAGCCGGTAGATGGGCGACAAACGCTGGTGGTGACTACTTTGCTATTGGTGTAGGCGGTGCGGTTACTGGTAAGGGTGCTGATATCCTCATCATTGACGACCCACACAGTGAGCAGGAGGCCACACTCGCTGAAACTAACTCCGACATCTACGACAAGACGTACGAGTGGTACACATCTGGCCCTCGGCAGCGGCTACAACCGGGTGGGGCCATCATTATAGTGATGACACGCTGGTCTAAGAAGGACTTGACCGGCCAAGTGTTGAAGTCTGAGATACAACGGGGTGGTGAGGAGTGGGAGGTCATTGAGTTTCCTGCACTGTTTGAGGACTATGACCCGCCGAGACCGCTTTGGCCTGAGTTTTGGTCGTTAAAAGAGCTTTTAGCGTTAAAAACCGAGCTTCCGGCGTCAAAATGGCAAGCCCAGTACATGCAACAGCCCACTTCCGAGGTCTCGGCTATCGTCAAGCGGGAGTGGTGGAAGATTTGGGATGAGGACAAACCCCCACTTTGTGAGTTTAAGATTCAGTCGTGGGATACGGCCTTCCTTAAGACCGAGCGAAGCGACTACTCGGCCTGTACGACGTGGGGTGTGTTCTATAGAGAGGACGACACCGGCAAAGCACAGGCGCACATCATCCTGCTCAATGCTTTCAAAGACCGGATGGAGTTCCCAGAGTTAAAGCAGGTTGCCTTTAAGCACTACAAGTTGTGGAACCCAGATGCCCTGATCGTAGAGGCTAAAGCTACGGGTGCGCCGTTGATCTTTGAGCTACGGGCTATGGGCATACCAGTGCAGGAGTTTGTACCTAGTCGGGGTAATGATAAGATTGCTAGGTTGAATGCCGTGGCGGACATATTTGCGTCCGGTAAAGTTTGGGTGCCTAATACTAACTGGGCAGAAGAGCTTGTGGAGGAGGTTGCAAGTTTCCCTTCGGGGGAGCATGACGACTTGGTGGACTCCATGACTCAGGCACTGTTGCGCTTTCGGCGCGGGGGCTTCATACCGCTGCTTACAGATGAACCAGAACCCCGCAAAGAATTTAAGCGGCATAAAGCATACTATTAAGGACATATCATGGCGATGGAAAAAGGTCTATATGCAGCCCCCACAGGGATTGAAGAAGCTGCCGCGCAAGAACCGATGTTGGAGATTGAGATTGAAGACCCGGAGTCGGTGACCATCGGTGTGGATGGGAAAGAGATTACGATTGAGCCGGGTAAAGAGTCGGATGAGGATTTTACTGCCAATCTTGCTGACTATATGGACGAGGGCAAGCTGCAATCTTTGGCGTCCGAACTGGTTGGTGAGTTTGAAGAAGACGTGAGTTCGCGTAAGGATTGGATGAAAACTTACGTCGATGGTCTTGAGCTTTTGGGTATGAAGCTGGAGACTAGGTCGGAGCCGTGGGAGGGTGCTTGCGGGGTGTATCACCCGCTGCTCTCGGAGACCTTGGTTAAGTTTCAGTCTGAGACGATGATGGAGACTTTTCCTGCAATGGGGCCGGTCAAGACTGAGATCATAGGTAAAGAAACACCGGAGAAGAAGGAAGCCTCTGTCCGCGTTCAGAACGACATGAACTACCAGTTGACAGAGAAGATGACTGAGTTTCGTCCCGAACATGAGCGTATGTTGTGGGGCTTGGGCTTGTCTGGCAATGCGTTCAAGAAGGTGTATTACGACCCGTCATTTGCACGGCAAGTATCTGTTTTCGTACCAGCAGAGGACATTGTTGTTCCATACGGCGCGAGTAATCTTCAGACCGCTGAGCGCATTACCCATGTGATGCGTAAGACTAAGAACGACTTGTTGAAGCTGCAAGTGGCTGGGTTTTACCGCGAGGTGGACTTGGGTGACCCCGTCAACTCTCTGGATGAAGTAGAGAAGAAGATTGCAGAGAAGATGGGCTTCAGTGCTACTACCGACGACCGGTTCAAAGTTCTTGAGATGAACGTGGACTTGGATTTGGAAGGGTATGAGCATAAGGACAAGAAAGGAAACGCTACTGGTATTGCTTTGCCATACATAGTTACGATTGAAAAGGGTACGCAGACCGTACTGGGTATACGCAGGAACTGGGAACCCGACGACAAGACTCACGCCAAGCGCCAACACTTTGTTCATTATGGCTACATCCCCGGCTTTGGCTTTTACTACTTCGGTCTTATCCACTTGATCGGGGCTTATGCCAAGAGCGGTACTTCACTCCTCCGTCAGTTGGTAGATGCAGGCACTCTGTCTAACTTGCCCGGTGGTATGAAGACGCGAGGCATGCGGGTGAAGGGTGACGACACGCCGATAGCTCCGGGTGAGTGGAGAGACGTGGATATTCCAAGTGGTGCGTTGCGCGACAACATCATGCCGCTGCCGTACAAAGAACCAAGCCAAGTGCTGATGGCGCTGATGAATCAGGTAGTGGACGAGGGGCGTAGGTTTGCCGCTGCCGCTGATCTGAAGGTGTCGGACATGAGTGCGCAGGCTCCGGTTGGTACTACGCTGGCTATTCTTGAGCGCACCCTGAAGGTGATGAGTGCTGTGCAGGCGCGGATTCACTACGCCATGAAGCAAGAGTTGCGGCTCCTCAAGGGCATCATCAGGGACTATACGCCAGCGGAGTATAGCTACGAGCCAGAGGAAGGCAACCGCAGGGCAAAGAAGTCCGACTACGACATGGTGGACGTGATACCGGTCAGTGACCCTAACGCCGCTACTATGAGTCAGAAGGTGGTGCAGTACCAAGCTGTGATGCAGTTGGCGCAGTCAGCCCCGCAGTTATACAACCTCCCGCTGTTGCATAGGCAGATGATCGAGGTGCTTGGGGTGAAGAACGCCAGCAAGCTTGTGCCTACAGAAGAGGATAAGAAACCCTGCGATCCTATTACTGAGAATATGAACATACTGAAGATGAAACCAGTAAAAGCATTTCTTTATCAGGATCACAGAGCGCATATACAAGTACATATATCGGCTATGAAAGACCCGCAGATTCAACAAATAGTAGGTCAAACCCCGATGGCGCAACAGATCATGGCGGCTATGCAGGCGCATATTAACGAACATATTGGCTACGAGTACCGCAAGCAGATGGAGATGCGGATGGGAACCATGTTGCCGCCGCCGGAAAAGATTGAAGAAGACGGTATTCCGCAACATATGGAAGTGCAGATTTCACAACTTGCCGCACAAGCTGGCCAACAGATGTTGCAGCAAAACCAGCAGCAAGCAGCGGCGCAAGCAGCACAGCAGCAAGCGCAAGACCCGCTCATCCAACTTCAGCAGCAGGAGTTGCAGATTAAACAGCAAGAGTTGCAACGCAAGACGCAGAAAGATCAAGTTGACGCTGCCGCTAAAGCCGATCAATTGGATATTGAGAAGGAACGCATTGCCGCTCAAGAACGTATCGCGGGTATGCAGGTAGGTGCGCAAGCCGCCAAAGCTAAAGCTGAACTAGCTGCTAAACAGCAAATGGAAGGTCTTCGTATTGGTACAGATGTCGCTCATAAACAAGCGCAATTACAGCAAACAAATAAGCAGCAAAACAACCAACCAAAAAGGTAAACGATGAATACTACGCTTGACGTACTGCTTAAGCAGTGCAGAGATAAGCGCATGCAAGTAACCGACTCCGTTGCTAACGGTGCAGCTAAAGACTACGCAGAATATCGCGCAATGTGTGGGGAAATTCGAGGTCTTCTCACAGCAGAAATGTACGTTAATGACCTTGCAAAACATATGGAGACATCAGATGAGTGAAATTTTGATCGGTCAGAACCCGGATAAACCGGAGCAGTCCACCGTACTTCCAGAAACGCAAGAAGCAAAAGCAAGGCAACTTCCTCAACCGTCTGGGTACCACATCCTTTGTGCAATCCCTGAGATTGACGGAACTTACGAGAGTGGTCTTGTTAAAGCAGATGTCACCATGTCGCATGAAGAACGTCTGACTACGGTGCTGTTTGTTGTTGCGCTTGGCCCAGATTGCTACGGGGATGAGAAGCGGTTTCCTAGTGGGCCGTGGTGCAAACAGGGTGATTTTATTCTGGTACGTCCGAATACGGGTTCACGGATCAAGATTCACAACCGCGAATTCCGCATGATCACTGATGACAATGTTGAAGGTGTTGTCGAAGACCCACGCGGCATCGCTCGCGCATAAGGAGAAACTCATGGCAGAAGCAGAATATAAGTTTCCAGACGAAATTGAGGAAGCTGAACGCGACGAACTAGACGATAAGTTGGTCATTGAGGTTGAAGATGATGCCCCGGAACAAGACCGGGATATACGTCCGCTACCCAAGGAAACTGTCGATTCTTTGGAAAACGACGACCTTACTAGCTACGGTAAGAAGGTAAAAGCACGGTTATCGGAGATGAAAAAGGTTTGGCATGATGAGCGCCGAGCCAAAGAATCCGCAGATCGTGAGCGGCAAGAGGCCGTTTCTCTAACCCAAAGGGTGCTAGAAGAGAACAAACGGCTTAAAAATACCCTTTCCGAAGGGGGTAAACAGTACGCTTCAACGGTACAAAATGCTGCTCTTTTGGAAGTAGACGCTGCTAAGAGAGCTTACAGGGACGCGTATGATTCGGGTGATGCTGATAGGCTAGTAGAGGCACAGCAGAAATTGACTGAAGCTAGCATTAGGCAAGATAAAGCACAAAATTTTAAACCCCCTTTACAAGTATCAGAAGATGAGGTAGATTCACAATACGTATCTGCTCAAACTCAGTCCGCACCTAGAGTTGATCCGGTAACTGCTAAGTGGTTAGAGACAAACACTTGGTACGGGTCAAATGGTAATCGTACTATGACATCGTTTGCCATAGGTATGCACGGAGATTTGGAAGAACAATACGGAGGCCAATACGTTGGTTCCGCAGACTACTTTAGTAAGATTGACGCAGAAATGCGCCTACGCTTCCCCGAGAAATTTCCCGGAGAGGCAAAAACGCAGGTAGAGGATGAAGAATCCGGCCAGCGCACAGCCAAACTATCTTCAGTCGTAGCACCAGCAACGCGAAGCACGGCGTCAAAACGAATTGTGCTAAAAGCAAGCCAAGTGGCTCTTGCCAAAAAACTTGGTTTATCGAATGAGCAGTACGCTCTTGAAATGCAACTACTGGAGAGAAACAATGGCTGAACAGAATCGCATCGCTCGTGAGTTAGAAACTCGTGTAACTACGCAGCGCAAAACGCACTGGACACAACCCGGAGGTCTACCCACTCCTGAACCGGAAGATGGTTATACCTTTAGGTGGATACGGACGGCTCTTCTAGG